CGGGGGCAGACGCCGCGTAATGACGCCTGACGTTATCGGGCGAGCTGAAAGAATGCTGGCGAATGGCGCCACGCTGCAGCAGATTGCGCTGGTGCTTGAGGTTTCTGTTAAAACCCTTTACCGGTATATCCCTGCGGAACGTCAGCGGCACATCGTTAATTCTGTCTGCTGACAGATCAGCAAACCCCCATCAGATGCACGACTCAACCTGACCTGACACCCTGAGCACACCCTCAAAACGGAGTGCATCAGATGTCTGATTATCATCACGGTGTCCGTGTCGTCGAAATTAACGACGGCACGCGCACCATTTCCACCGTCTCAACGGCAATCGTCGGCATGGTCTGTACCGCTGAGGATGCCGACGCGGCGGCATTTCCGCTCAATACCCCGGTACTGCTGACCAACGTCCTGTCGGCTATCGGCAAGGCCGGTAAAAAAGGCACGCTGGCAGCAGCGCTGCAGGCCATCGCCGACCAGGCTAAACCCGTCACCGTGGTTGTTCGCGTGGCCGAGGGTGAAACCGAGGCCGAAACGATTTCAAACGTTATCGGCAAAACCGATGAGAACGGGCAGTACACCGGCATGAAAGCGCTGCTGGCCGCGCAGACGCAGCTCGACGTCAAGCCGCGCATCCTCGGCGTGCCGGGCCTCGACTCGCTGGAAGTGGCGACCGCTCTTGCGGGCATCGCGCAGCAGCTGCGCGCCTTCGCCTACGTCTCAGCATGGAACTGTAAAACCATCAGCGAGGCCATGAAGTATCGCGACAATTTCAGCCAGCGCGAGCTGATGGTGATCTGGCCCGACTTTATCTCCTGGAACACCAACGCCAACGCCTCAGAAACTGCCTACGCGACGGCGCGTGCGCTGGGCCTGCGCGCCAAAATTGACAACGACACCGGCTGGCATAAAACCCTGTCAAACGTCGGCGTCAACGGCGTGACCGGCATTTCGGCGGGCGTCTTCTGGGACCTGCAACAGACCGGCACCGATGCCGACCTGCTAAACGAGGCGTGCGTGACGACCCTCATCCGTAAAGACGGTTTTCGATTCTGGGGTAACCGCACCTGCAGTGACGATCCGCTTTTCCAGTTTGAGAACTACACCCGCACCGCGCAGGTGCTGGCCGACACGATGGCCGAGGCGCACATGTGGGCCAACGACAAGCCGCTGACGCCGGTACTGGTGCGCGACATTATCGCGGGCATCAATGCCAAATTCCGCGAGCTGGTCAACGCCGGTTACCTGCTGGGCGCGTCCTGCTGGTACGACGACACCGCGAACGATAAAGACACCCTGAAGGCGGGCAAACTCTTTATTGACTACGACTACACGCCGGTGCCGCCGCTGGAAGACCTGACGCTGCGCCAGCGCATCACCGACAAATATCTGGCGAACTTCGCCGCATCCGTAAACAGCTGAGGAGCCGGATAAATGGCACTGCCACGAAAACTTAAAGGGCTGAACCTTTTCAACGATGCAAACAGCTATCAGGGCGTGGTGACGGCCGTCACCCTGCCGAAGCTGTCGCGCAAGCTCGATGCCTATCGCGGGGGCGGCATGAACGGCGCCGCGTTTATTGATAACGGTCTGGAAGATGACGCGCTGGATATGGAATGGACCATCGGCGGCATGGATGAACTGGTGCTGTCTCAGTGGGGCGCGTCTGATGTGCCGCTGCGTTTTACCGGCTCTTACCAGCGTGACGACACCGGCGAGGACATTGCCGTCGAGATCGAGGTGCGCGGTAAGCACCAGTCGTTTGATTTCGGTGAGGCTAAACAGGGCGAAGACACCGAAACCAAAATCACCAGTAAAAACAGCTATCTCAAGCTGACGTTTAACGGCAAAGAGCTGATCGAAATCGACACCATCAACATGGTTGAAAAGGTGAACGGCGTTGATCGCCTGGAGCAGCGCCGCAAAAACCTCGGCCTGGTGTAACCCTGATGCCAGCGCCCGGCGCTGGCTTAACCTGACTACAGTGAACAGAGAATAATCATGGAAAAGAAAGATAATATTGTTGAGCTTGAAACCCCGCTGCAGCGCGGTGAAACCGAAATCAAAAGCGTGGAGCTGATTAAGCCGACGGCAGGCAGCCTGCGCGGCGTGCGCCTGGCTGACCTGTGCGCATCAGACGTTGACTCGGTGCTGATCGTGCTGCCCCGCATCACCCTTCCGGCACTAACGAAAGCCGACTGCAATGCGCTCGATCCGGTTGACCTGATTGCCCTCAGCGGCAAGGTGATCGGTTTTTTGTCTGCGAAGTCGGACGAGTAGACTGGCCGCGCGGCCTGACGGTTAATGACCTGATGGCCGATATTGCCACTATCTTCCACTGGCCCCCCTCCGAAATGTACGACATGCCGCTGGCCGAGCTTATCGGCTGGCGACATCAGGCCCTGATCCGCAGCGGAGTAAACCCCGATGAGCAATAACCTCAAGATTCAGGTGCTGCTGAAAGCGGTAGACCAGGCGACCCGGCCGTTTACCGCTGTGCGGAAGGAAACCCGCAGACTGTCAGGCGATATCCGCGAAACGCAGAACAGCATCAAAGAGCTGGACGCGCAGGCGGCGAAAATTGACGGCTTTCGTAAAGCAAATGCGCAACTGGCCGTGACCGGTCATGCGCTTGAAAAGGCGAAGCTCGAGGCCGAACAGCTTGCTACCCAGTTTAAAAACACCGAGCGGCCAACGCGTGCACAGGCGCAGGTGCTTGAATCGGCAAAGCGCGCGGCTGATGGTCTGCAGAAGAAATACAACAGTCTTACCGAGACGGTGAAACGTCAGCAACATGAGCTGGATGCGGCGGGCATTTCCACCAAAAGCCTGAGCAGCGAGCAGCAGCGCCTTAAATCCGCCTCGGCGCAGGCAACGGTCAGCCTGAGCCGACAGAAAATGGAACTGCAGCGCCTGAGTCAGCAGCAGGAGCGGCTGAACCAGATCAGCGATCGCTACCGGAAAGGGCAGGAGCTGTCGGGCAAAGTGCGCAACATGGGCGCGGCGGGTATCGGTGCCGCCACGGTCGGCGGTATGGCGGCGACATCATTGATGATGCCGGGCTTTGAGTTTGCACAGAAGAACTCTGAACTGCAGGCCGTGCTCGGCGTGGCAAAAGACTCGCAGGAAATGAAAGCCCTGCGTGCGCAGGCGCGACAGTTGGGTGATACAACCGCCGCCTCTGCCGATGATGCGGCAGGCGCGCAGATTATTATCGCCAAAGGCGGCGGCGATGCCGCTGCCGTTCAGGCCGTTACGCCGGTCACGCTTGACATGGCGCTGGCAAACAAACGCACGATGGAAGAGAACGCCGGGTTGCTGATGGGGATGAAATCAGCCTTCCAGCTCTCAAACGATAAAGTCGCACACATCGGCGATGTGCTGTCGATGACCATGAATAAAACGGCCGCTGACTTTGACGGGCTGAGCGATGCGCTGACCTACGTTGCCCCGGTGGCAAAAAATGCAGGCGTCAGTATCGAGCAGGCTGCCGCAATGGTCGGCGCCCTGCATGATGCCAAAATCACCGGCTCTATGGCGGGAACGGGCGGCAAGGCAGTATTGAGTCGTCTGCAGGCACCCACGGGGGAGGCTTTTAAAGCTATCTCTGAACTGGGCATTAAAACTGCCGACAGCAAAGGCAACACTCGTCCGATATTTACCATTTTGAAAGAAATGGAAGCCAGCATGAAACGCAATAAGCTGGGTACCGGGCAGCAAGCCGAGTATATGAAAACCATCTTTGGTGAGGAAGCAAGCGGAGCCGCTGCAATTCTGATGACTGCCGCATCAACCGGCAAGCTCGACCAGCTTACCGCCACGTTTAAAGCCTCTGATGGCAAAACGGCCGAGCTGGTCCAGGTCATGCAGGATAATCTCGGCGGCGACCTGAAAGAACTGCAGTCTGCTTATGAGGCCATAGGCACCGACCTGTTTGATCAGAATGACGGCAGCCTGCGCTCGCTCACCCAGGATACAGCAGCGCTGCTGCTGCAGGTAGATAACTGGATTAAGGCCAACCCTGTGCTGGCAGGCGGTATAGCTAAGGCCGCAATGGGCGGGCTGATACTCGCCGGTGCGCTGGGCGCCATCGGGCTGGTTGCGTGGCCGGTGATTGCGGGTGTTAACGCCATCATTGCGGGT